AGCGGCGGATGAGTCACCAGTCAAAGAAAACGATCACTTATTAGATGCCATGCGTTACGCTATCTTTACAAAATTAACCACTAAATCGCCCAGTTGGGTAGCTTTCTAATGAGTTGGATTACTAAACTTTTAGGCATGGAAAAGATCAAAACTAAGGCAATGACTTTTCCCGGCGTTTACATTGGCCATCAAGCTAATTTTTTTAAATGGGATAAAGACTCAAATGCCTACAGCAATAACGATACTATCTATACGGTAGTAAAGAAAATAGCAAAGAAAGCGTGTAATGTGCCTATTTACACGTATCTGCCAAAAAACCAAACGGCATTAAAAAGATATAAAAGTTCACCACTAACTAATATATCTAAGTATCAGATTAACAAGGTTAAGGCATTGGATGAAATGGCGGTTAATACGCCTTTATCAATGCTTATAAATAACCCTAACCCATCGCAGGGATCGGATAGCTTTTTTGAAGCTATCTTTTCTTTTTATACGCTTTATGGTGAAGCATTTATATGGCTTAATCGTGGCGGGATAGAAAACGGCGAAGTGTTAGAGATGTATGTTTTGCCTCCGTCAAAGGTTGAGTTAGTGCCAGATCCTCAGGATTTATACGGCGTTACGGGATATCTGCTTAATATAGGCGGTAAGTTTATACCGATTAGCAAATCAGAGATTATCCATTGGAAAACATTTAATCCAAACTTTGATGCGGTAGATCGTGAGCATTTACGTGGCTTTAACCCATTGCTTCCCCTTAAACGTAGGTTACAACAGGATAACGACGCAATGGAGGCGGCGGTAGCTATGTTTCAAAATGGTGGTGCAAAGGGCGTTATGTTTAACGAAACATTGGATAACCTAACCCCTGAGCAATCGGGACAGCTAAAATCTGTTATTGATAATAAAATCAATAATACGGCAATGAAATCGGCGGTAGCTACTTTGCAGGGCAAATGGGGCTATTTAGATATTGGTAAGGATTCTGTAGATATGCAACTTTTAGATAGTCAGGATAAGACTATGGAAAGGATCGCAATGGCTTTTGGGGTAGATCCTGACATTTTAGTATCTGGTCAGTCTTTTAGTAATAAGGAATGGGCGCAAAAGAAATTTGTTACCGACCTAATTATGCCTTTGTGCAATAGTTTAAGGGACGAACTTAACAGGCAATTAGTACCGTCGTTTAAGGGAAAGGAATATTTAGATTACGATTTTTCTGCCATACCTGAATTGCAAGATGATTACAGTAAGATGTCAACAGTATATAACGGGATGTTTGACAGGGGCGCAATTACGGGCAATGAATACAGGCAATTGTTAGGTTTTGAGCCTACAAATGAGGATATGCACAATAAGTATTTAATTACGGGTCAATACAGTTTAATTGAGGATGTGGACGTACCTAATGAATCGGTGGCAGATGAACAAAGCGAGAAATATAACGATTATATGGGCTAAGGATTACGGGTGGCAGTTTGTAAATGCAGACATATTTAAGGCTTTTATTAATGTGCCGGCAATAGAGTTTTACAAGTTTATAGAATACAATGTCAGAAATAACAGAAATTAAGAAGTATTGTGACAGTATCGCCAAACGTAAGTACCCCGAAACAGAAAAAGAGAAAAACTGCATTAACGAATATGGCAAGATGATAATTAAAAGAGGCCAATTTAGTAAGCAATTAATTAACTTTATCACCGAATATGACTGCCAGACAAAGAAGGATATATTGGAATCGGGAACGGAACAGGGCGGTTAAATACATTAATAAGTATTCTACTAAGTTTTACAATGCTTTACAATCTGATATCTCAGATTTTAAAGATGCGTTAAGGGACGGCGAACAATCTGCCAGAAAGTTTACTAATAGTTTACTTTTTAGCGATAGGATAAGCCGTACATTAGATCAGCTAATACGTGAAATAGGGGTAAGGTATGCAAGACAGAATTACGATACTTTACGCAAAGAAAAGCAGTTTAACACATCTGAGGAATGGGTTCAAATGATACTTGACTATTTAGGTACTAACTTTTACAATCAGGGGGTTTTGCAGATAGTAAAGACAAGTAGAAAAATGATGCTTGACATTTTAGAGCGTGGCAATCGGGAGGGGTGGGGTTATATGGATTATGCAAAGTACATTTCAGACGTTGTACCTGAGTTAAATAGAAATAGGGCGGAAATGATCGCCCGTACTGAGGTTGGCAGGGCTATTCATGCCGGCACATACGTAGGGGCGGATAAGTCACCGTTTCAAAAGCAAAAGGTTTGGATATCGGCAAAGGATAATAGAACAAGGGGTAACCCTTTTAAGGGGCAAAAAGATAAAGCCGACCATTGGCATTTAGATGGGCAAACGGTAGATTTTAATGATAAGTTTATAGATAGCAGATCGGGTAGTGAGTTAGATCATCCGCACGATCCACAGGCGCAGGCGGTGGATGTAATCAGATGCCGTTGTACTTTTGCCATTACAAATAAAAGGGATGCAAACGGAAGGTTAGTAAGAAAAAATCCTATAGTTGACAGATTAAGATAAAAAATACAATATATCAATTCAATTTTGTTAATATGCCAAGTCCGAGAGCAAACGAAAATAGAGATCAGTTTTTAGATCGTTGTATGGGGGATAATGAAATGGTTGGTGAATATGGCGAAAACGATCAAAGGTATGCCGTTTGCGTTTCTTATTGGCAGAATAAGAAAAGTATGAATACGATACAGCACAAAGTTTACGATCTGAAAGCATTGGATGTGGACACATCTAATCGTAGCGTAAAGGTTGCCATTGCTGAAATGGAAAGCGTAGATAGAGACGGTGATGTATTCGATAAATCTGCATTTGACAAAACGATTGCAGAGCGTGGCCCTAATGGATCTAACGAGATATGGCATCTGGTAAATCATGAACGCAAACTTGAATCTTCATTAGGTAAATTTCAAAAGCTATATAAAGAGGGGAAATATATCGTAGGTGAAAACAGTTACAGGGATATGTTCCTATGGAAAGAGGTTGCATGGCCTTTATATGAGCGTGGCGATATTACACAGCACAGCGTCGGGTTTTCTGTTCTCAATCAGCAAAAAGGCGTTAATCACAATGTTATTACTCAGGTGGCTTTATGGGAAGGTAGCGCAGTTCTATGGGGTGCTAATCCTAATACGCCGACATTTGAAGTAGTTAAATCCTTTTTAGAGCAAAAGAAAGAAACAGCCGTAGATTATATGGCATGGGTTATTAAAAAGCTAAAAGAGGGTAAATATACAGGCGAAAACGAATCTTTACTTATAAACGAATTGCAAGAGGTTTCGGCTTTATTTGTGCCGCAAGAAATTGCACACGAAGAGGTCAAGCCGCAGGGAACTGCACAAGACTTGAAACAGCTAAAATCTGCAATAGATATATTAACATTAAAATTTTACAAATAACACAAAATGGCAAATGAAATTTTAGATGCCTTAAATCCACTTGTGGATGGTATCAAATCTGAAATCAAATCTGTAGATGCTAAATTAGCCGCAGATATCGCGCAACTAAATGAAGATGCGCAAAAGAAAAATGAATCAATCGGCGAACTTTCAGCAAAAGTAAAAGAAATGTCTGCATCCGCTAACCGTTTGAAGTCTGGAATTGAAAGTTCTGCTAAAAAAGACTGGTCTAATTCCGACAAATTCAAATCTGCTATTTATGATATAGTAGCTGAGAATTTCGATAAAATTAAGAATGAAACATCTTTTCAATCTACTAAGGTAGTAGGTGACATGACATTGGGTAACAACCTTACAGGAAGTTCACAAATTAGTTATGTTCCTTCTAACCTGCTCCGTTCTTTCTACAATCCTCACCTTTACGATGTTTTCCGCATCATCCCTACTGCTACAGGAAGCGTAACTTTCCCGCGTGGAAATAACCCTGTAGGTGAAGGATCTTTTGGGGCGCAAACAGAAGGTCAAAGTAAAGCACAAGTAGATTACGATGTTACAATGGTAAACGTTGCTGTTCCTTTTATCGCTGGTTTTGCTAAGGTTAGCCGTCAAATGCTACAGGATCTACCTTTCTTACAGGCTTTCCTTTCTCAGTCACTTGTTGAAGATTGGAACAGAGCGGTTAATACACGTTTCCTGAACACTATCGCTTCTGGTTCTACTGCTCTTTCTTCTTCTGCTACTGTTAATGCTGAGAAAATGATTGATGGCGTTGCACAGCACATGGCATTAGGTTTGGGTATGCCTAATCTTATTCTTACTACCCATGCTTCAT